TGGCGTCAGAGAATTTAACGGTCTAATAGACGACGTAAGAATATGGAACGATGTAAGAACTGCGACCGAGATAATAGACAACATCCACATCACCCTCATCGGAAACGAGTCAAATTTGCAGGGATACTGGCGCTTCGACGAGGGATTGGGAACTGTCGCAGCAGACTCTACGGCGAACGCATTTAACGGGACCTTGGTTGGTGGAGTCTCGTGGGACGGGTTTGTTGGTCTGGCTATTAGTGGGCAGAACGATCCTTTAATTACAGTTCAGATAAATAAGGCATTCTCCGGAACATCTCTTATTACAAGTAACGGCAATCTCGTCATTCATGGATTCGACGGGGCTGGTAGTGGTGATACATCTGTTGATGGTAAGGTAGTATTTAATGCAACGCTCGTCGCAATAGCGAGAAATCAGTCGGCAACAAATAAGACGATAGCGACGAGTCAGCAAGACAAGGGATATGTCGTCTTCGACTCGGCAAAAACTCTTCCGTTCACTGTCAATGCAGTTACTGTAAATATCGTCTTTGCACGAAAGATTGCCGGTGTGTGGGAATATGATAACGGAGCAGGATGGACGACGTTTACGCCTACCGCAGCTATGATAGTCATCGGAACGATAGTGACGTCATCTCCGGGGGTTGTTGGTGACGCCCACGTATTCTCAGAGCCTCTATCACTCGACGTCGTTGGCGAGGCCGGGGCAGATGTCACCATAAATAATACTGCAAAAGATATTGTTGGACAGGGGACACTGGCAATAAAAAATTCAGTCGATTTAGCGACTGCTGATGTTGCTAATAAAAAGGCCATCCATTTAACTTTTGGAACAGGTGAGACAGTCGAGGCGCTGAAGCCGGAGGAAGTAGGAGCGAACGTAACCGAGACACGCACGGCATCAGATGTTCTAACAGGGCCGGGTAAAGCAGTGGCCGAGCCGGGGGCAGATGTGACAGCAGATCACGCAGCCGATGTGGTTGTGCGAGACACGGTGGCTCCGGCCCACAAGGAGGGGCGCATATGGATCGACCTGTCAAACGAGGATATATTTCGCAGCACTAATAGCGTCTGGCAAAAGTTCGGATCGCAAGATGCCCTACGGTTGACGAACGCTCCGGCCGAGGCAGGGGCGGATGCGACTCCCGGAAAAGGCATAGACGTATTGATCGATGCCGGCGGATTCGAGCGAGCGCGAACGATTGCGCTCAATCATGCCGTTCGGCGCCTTCCGGCCTCAACTCTAAATCTCATTATCAATCCCGGCTTCGAGGATGGCTCAGACTTTTGGGGTGTTACGGCTGGGCTCTCGGCGCAGGCTCTCTTCAAGACGATCAGCGCAAATGCACATTCCGGCAATGGATATCTTGAACTGAGCAAAGACCCGGCGACGCAGGGAAATGTCAGCGTTGGCATGGTCCAGGACGATGGGACCACCGTGCGCTGGATCGAGGTAAACGAGGGTGACCGGGTATTTCTCGACGGTTTCATCGCTCGGTCAGGTGGCGATGGATCGGCTCAATTCAATGTGATCTTTTCGGATAAAGATAAGTCGAGTTCCAGCCAGACCGATACACCTTCGCATTCTGGAGTGGGTACGTCGTGGGAGCAGATTTCGGTTCAGACAACCGTGCCAGCGGGCAAGAAGTTTGTGACAGTCCAATCGCAACTCACGGCAGGAACAATTAATACGACCTATCGATATGACGATCTTTCTCTCGCTGTGGGTCGGGCGGCCGCTTTGACGACAGGAGGCGACCTGCAATCGGTGGTCAGACAAGACCAAGGCAACGGGGTATTCCGCAACATCCTGATCGGGCGCGAGACCCTGAGCGTGCGCGACGGCGTGACGGCGACCTTCGCGGCCGCTTATCAGAATGTGCCAAAGATAGGCTTTGCCGGCGGGCTGTCTCAGGACCCGACGCTGACCGGGAAACAGTATCAGTCCTTTGTTGCCGACGCACTTAATACTTCGAGTTTCGTTCCGCTCCTGCGGATCAAGTCGGACAGCGGAACCCTCTCGACGATTACCGAGACAACGGCAGTGACGCCGGGGGCGGGCGAGCCGCCGAATCAGATCAAACGCGCGTCGGCAAGCACGTCGTTCGATTCGCAATATATCTTCTTCTTTACCGTGCATTCAAACAGTGCCCAAGAGCCCGGCGATATCACGTTCGACCTGTGGACGAAGCACGGTGCGGGTGCCTTCGTCAAGCGACTGACAATCACACTTTTATTTCCTGGGACTGGTGGGACCCAGCAGTCGGCGACGATCACCGATAGCGCACTGGTGCAGAACGACATTTTCGGCCTGTCAATCGCGAGTCAGAATGGCGCGACGTTCGACACCTTCGACAAGGTGACCTTCCAACACTCGACCGGCGCAGGAGACGCCACGGCGACGCCGCCGAATACGCCTGACGTCATCGCCACGGTCTTTGCACAATAGGAGCAACAGAATGGCCACATGGAGCCCGAGGACATATGATGACGAGGCGAGGGCGCGCCTGCCGCAGACGTTGCGGGCGGATCGGCTAGACTGGACGCGGTCCGAATTGCAGGCGCTTGCGAGCGATCCTGATCCTGTTATTGCGCTTCCTCAGCGCGTCGGGGAGGGACAGGCGGAGACGGTGGTCAAGTGTCCCGGTTGTGGGGTGTGGAGCCCGCCGTGGTCGCTGGTGGACGTGCGAGCGCTGCCGGCGACCCTGACCGGGGGCCACGCATGGGCCTGCTCGGGATGTTGGGAGACCTGGATCAACACGGGCAAGATATCACGGCGCGACTTCCTGCGCGGTCTCGGCGCGCCAACGGCAACTCTAATAGCGATGGGACTTTAGCGATGAAATTAACTGATCTAAACCCGAGATGGGTAGGTGCAGGTGGCCCCGGTATAACAGATGCCGATGGAAACCCTGTTCCAAAAAGAGAGGGCGTCGGGATGACGTTCGACTGTCCGTGTCGATGTAATATCCGCGCCTGTGTAATATTCAAGAATCCTCTTGATGGGGGTGACCCAATAAAGTCTGAAAGTCCATTGTGGACCAGGTCAGGACGAACATTTGATAATATTACTCTGATACCGTCGATTATGAAACATCCAGTTAATGGATGTCGGGGGTGGCACGGTTTTATAAGAGACGGTAACGTCACATCAGCTTAAGAAGCTTCTTAACTATTTAAGTCTTGCCTTACCATTCAAATTTTAATATCGTTCGTAGTTAGTGCTTCTAATTTATGCTTGAGTAAATCATGAAGATAAACGAAACAACAATCGAGTCTAATACCACAATTGGAAACGGAAAGTGGCTCCGTCGACATCTTATTCAACTTATGATCGTATCCATTGGAATAGTTGGATCGTGGTATGAATTAAAGACCCGCGTACAGGCCGACGAATTCAAAATAAAAGAAATATCTCAAGAGATAGATTATCATTCACACTTATCTACCCATCCAGGAAGCGCGACCAAAGAATCAGTTATCGAATTAAGAAAAAAAGTAAATAAATTAAGCGATAAGGTCGACACGCTCATCGTTCGTCAGAGCGTCATGAGAAATGACTTGACGTATATCAAACAAGGCATTAAAGATATTAAGGGCGCCATAAATAAACCCGCACAATAATTCAAAGATTTTATCGATGTATTCTTCGGAGAGTTGACGTGACTGACTCACGGGATTTGTTTGAGCGGGCCTATAAGGTCGTAGCATACCACGAGGGCCTCTATACCAACGATAGTAGTGATCCTGGTGGACCTACTAAATATGGTATTAGCCTAAAATATCTTCACTCCAAGTACATCGATATCGACGGAGACGGAGACGTCGATATTGCCGACGTACGTGCATTAACAGAGGAAAAAGCAAAGGATATTTATTATAAGGATTGGTGGCTTCCGAGCGGATACCAAAATTTTTCAAGTAATTTATTGTCGATAAAGATGTTCGACCTTGCCATTAATATTGGCCCGATACGGGCCAACAAGGTATTACAGCGTGCAGTTCGGGCCGTTACGGGTATAGAACTCGTCGAAGACGGTATTCTTGGTCATAACACCACACAGGCCGTCAATAGCGTCAAGTGTAAGAGAGAGATATTAATAGCGGTGAGGTCAGAGGCTGCCGGGTATTATCGACTTGTCGTTCAAAATAATCCAATAACCTTCAAAAAATTCTTAAAAGGGTGGTTAAACCGCGCCTACAGTTAATCTATTCTAGCCACGCTTTTCCATGTATAATATTGATGAGTTGTCTCTTCCCGTCTGCATGTAATACTGCATGTGTCTGAAGCCAACTGCTCGGCCCGCGATTATATCCCAGGAAGAATACACTGCTCGTGCCCACACTCATCGCGCCGTCTTGCTCACCCGGAGAGTGACAGTGCCCAGTAATACTTTTTACACCAAGTTTTGACAGGTTCATCAGGCTTCCTCGCGCCCCATTTGGCCCTAGGTGTCCGTGCATCCCAAGTTCTATGTCGTGTAGTGAAAAAGAGTCGTTCGGGCCAAGAAATAGACAGCGTTCAAGTATCTTGGGGGGCAAAAGCTTCTCTGCCCAGTAGACAAAGGGATCGAGTACATTTGCCCCGCTCTGATTCCACTCCGTACTCTTTGCCATTGCGAATGCAGTCTCAAGATACATCTCGGCATTGACTGGGTCCTGTCGCCAGTCTGCCCGGTCCATCCAACGTGCAAATGCATCGGGATGGTTCGAGAATGGAAAGACATGCTTTGGCTTCCACTTGCAGGCTGCATCAACCTTTTCGACAAAAGCGCAGACATCACGAATCTCTTGCAACACATTATCTTTACCTGCCCGCTGCTTGGCAAGATTCACAAATGGTTTGGCTTCGTCCCAGTGCATACGACTGTGAAAGTCTAGAAGATCGTGCCACACTAGATGTTTTGGATGAAACTTCGCTATCAGACTGTTTGGACCATCGAAGGTCGCTTGAAGAACCTTTGGATCACTCCTCCCGAAGTGTGTATCACCGATCACTAAGGCATCAGCCGGGGGAGCTAGGCAGGTTGTCTCATCCGGGCGATACTTCACCCACAGATCAGTAAAGGCCCCACCCAAAGTTGCATTTATCCGCCGAAGATGGAAAATCCCACCGTCAATCTCCACAACAATTGCCCCCAGGACATGATGAAACTCACCCTTCGCACCAGCCTTAGTCTGACTATAATTCGCTACTGTTACCGCGCCAGTCGTGACCATAATTTTCGGAAACTCGTGATGAGGGGTGGCGATGGTGCGCATCTCGGCCTTAGTGTGGGGGACAATTCCGCTGGCCGAGCCAGTAATACTATCTAGTCCACTCAGTGGTCTTGTTGCTGTGGGATTGATATGAAAGTCAGCCAACAACATCAACTTCTTGTGCAGCCGTGCCCGTCCGGAAAAGAGAAACGGAACTGTTTTACTATCCCACCATTCAAAATCGTTAACGTAGGTCTGGCTTTCCATGAGCGAGGTAGGATTTTTATATCTCATCGGCACCACAACTAACGCTGCATCACGCACCTCACAATATTCTTGCAACGCGGTCCAGAATCCTTCATGTACAGGGGTCGCATTCTGCGCCGCAGTCACAACATAGATTTGTTTTTTTGGAATCTCGTCAGCAAAGATCGGCTCGGGATGGGCACAGGTGGGAGTAGTCGTGCGGCGGCCACAAGTCTTACACCTCCATCGTTGCCTGCCGTTATCACTCTTTCCATAGCGGATAAGTTCAATATCCCCGCAGGTTGGACACCGCCTTTGCGCAACTGTCTCGTTCATCACAAGAAATCTTAAGGGTTTCTGTTACTTTTGTCAACCATTGCATATACTAATAAGTTATCGTGACTCTCGAATAACCCCCCTTCTTATTAACTATCAATGTGTGAGCAAATTTAGACACATCGAGAGATCGATGGTCGACGAGCCACATCTGTTTTGACTCAGTAACACTCTTATTTTGTAGTAGTTCGATGAGGGCATCAATCCCCTCCTGACTCAGATGCTGAGTTGGCTCGTCAAATATCTGTATGTTAGAATTTATGCCCTTCTGGTTAAGTATGAGGTTTGCTAAACCCATTGTTTCGGCTATACGCATCCTCTGTGACTCACCCCCGGACCACACCTCCCACGGTACAACAGCATTATCCATTGGTGATTTGACGTGGACGGTAAAGCCCTTAACGATACCCCCCTGTCTGTTCTCTCTTTCCACAGTAAAAAATATTGACCACTTTGCAAGGCCAAGTTGACTAAGACACGAATTAACTTCAATTTCTAACTGGGTCAGCGCCCGACGTATTACAAATAGTCTAACGTCCTTAAACCCGTTAATCCAAAAATTAGATCCGTCTCGAAGTTTAAGAAGACTCGTTTTTTCTTTCTCTGTATGACGTTTATCTGTTTTGAAATTTATCAACTTTTCTTCAAAATTTTCTATCACCTCGTCAAATGGATTTTTTTCCTCACGAAGAGAACCTATCTTCTCCTTACTTAACCTCAAAGTTTTTTTTGCCCCCTCCCGCTTTGTCTTCAAAGTAGTTATTTTATCATCTAAATATCTAAACTTATCATCTGAGTCGTCCATTTTAGATTCAAAATTATGAAGTTTTTTTACGACAAGTCGCCTTGTGTCATTCAATTTCTCATACTTACTCGCATATTTTTGTGCGGTTTTTTTAATGTTTAAAAGCTCTTTTTTGATTTTACTAAGCTCTTCGTCAATATATTCATGTTTAACTTCTTGTAGACAGTAGGGGCATGAATCCGTTACGGACTCAAATCTATTTTGAAGTTTTATCTGATCCGTATCCTTTGACTTGTAAATTTTTATTTGAGTATCAACATCTTGCATCTTAGAATCTATCGAATCTCTTTCAGAAACGAGCAAGTCATACTCCTCGCCCATTGCCAATAATTCTTCGGCCACATTCTTTCGGGTAATACTATCCTTCTTTATCTGAGTCGTAATATCATCAATCTCTTTTTTCACCCCGGTTATATCTTTACGGAGTTGTGTAATCTTGATATTTCTGTCACTGTTGAATAAACGTGACCGCTTCTTCGAGTCAGCCAAAGATACATTTACATTCTCAATCAGTTTGCCTATTACAGTTAATTTTTCTTCACATTCTTCTATCTTTTCATTAAATTGTGATGTTGTTTCACGCGCATGAGAACTACAATCAGACCAGTAATCGAGCCCCATGATATTTGAGAAGGATTTAAGCTTCTCCGACGGGGACATGTCGAAGAACATCTGGGAAAATTGAGACACAAGTATCGAGTTTTGAAATTCTCGCGCCGAGAGACCAACGACTGAATCTACATAACTTTGATCAACAACCTTAGGACTATTATATTCATCTTCACTGTCTGATTGTCTACACTCAACCGTCAACTCAATTGGGTTCCACGTCCTCCTAATAATATAATCTTTTCCTCGGGTCGTAAGACTGACCGAACAAATGACAGTATCTTCTTTCTTAAAATTATGAGAAATATTTTGGCCGCGCACACCCCTCGTCGTCTTACCATAGAGACACCAGTATAAAGCTTCAAAAATTGTAGACTTGCCGATCCCGTTTGCCCCCAGATCTGGGTCGTCATTATTTGTTCCCGTCACAAAGATTAGACCGTTAGATAAATTGTCAAAATTGATAGTCTGTTCAAAACTAAACGATCTAAAATTTTTTATGTATAAACGTGTAAATCGCACGTTAGACCACTTCCTCAGAAAATTCAAGCCCGTCTAAAGGGCGGACAGGTACCGTTGGCGTGTTTTTGGTATCAACCTACCAGACAGGTACCAAGACTGCTGTCAGGCCACGACAGGCCGAAGACGGGCATATCGTTAATTTTTCCCTGTTTTCAACTCATAATATAAAAGGTTTTTATACATTGAGTAGATTCTTACCAATTTTCTTGAGATCACTGCCAACATTTCCATGTTCACAAAAGAGATCGAAAGTTTTGTCACGATCTGGGAGACACAAAATAACTTCTTTATCAATATCGCTCATATTTTCTTCACCAATAACGACAAGTTCTAATCCTCGTAAATTAATATTGTTATCATCGCACAAGGTGAGTATTTTTTGTTTATATATTGACCACTCCGAGAGGTCTCTCTTTTGTATCTGAAATCTAATCTTAACCCTACACTCAGAATTTATCAGTCCAGTCGGATCTGATATGTTCTCATTCATAATAAGAATACGAGACTTTGAGATCATTACCTCTAAATCATTTACAGATTCTATTGTCACCAATTTCTTAGAGATGATATTTGGATATACCTCAATTTCGCGCCACAGGCTCATGAGTAATACTCGTGGTATAAACGTATCGCCATAATTTATTGCATAGGGGCTACCCACGTACTTTACATTTCCGACGACTTGGGGAACATGTATGTCGCCCGACACAATTGGAACAGGTATATTCTCAAATTGTTCGACGTCGATACCATCTATCCGTGTTCCATTAGATGTTATTGACCCGGTAACTGTCTGATGCATTACAACCAGCCCAATGCGACTCTTTGGCATAAAAAAATTGCCGATAGATTTTAATTGTTTAGGACTTCGACGATGAGGAATCATTAATATCTTTCCAAAATGTTCATCTTCTACAGTTTCGACCTGTGAGATAAAAAATATCTTTGGAAAATTATTTAAGAATAAAAAGTAGGGCTCAGAATATTCAATATAGTCGTGGTTTCCTGTGAGGATATAGATCTCACATAACTCAGAAAGCCGATTAAGGCCGTAAACTATGTTATTAACAAGAGTTGATGAATGTTTGTCTTTCTTGTCAGTAAGATCGCCAAGTATGAAGAGTCTCTTGACCGAGTATTTTTTTATTACCAACTCAAGAAAATTAAATATCTTAAATCGATATGAATTTAACTCCGTATCGTCAAAATGAAGATCGGATGTTATGAGTATATGAAATTGTTTATCGTTTTGTGTCAACGAACGTCTCTGGTCTCACATATTTAAGAAAGTCGTCAAGTGCGACGATTGCGAGGTCGAGTTTATAAAAGATACACACGTTAAACAAAAATTTCTTTGGGAGGGTCTTTGGCTGTAGACACAGAAGAATGGGCTTAAAATTTTGTTTTGCTATCAAGAGTGGAATCTTTTTATATCTCGAGGCATCGGCAACGGCAGTCAGCCAAAATTTAGACAACCCCGATGAGCCATTATAAATAAGATCTGATGTATAAAGATTCTTATAAAATTTACACTCAACATAAAACTTTTCTATAAAGTCTCCGCCCAATCGATCTACCGCGCTCACGTCACCCGCTTGTGCGGGTGCAGTCTCACCTGACTTCAACATAACTGTTGCCCTACCGCCAGACATGGCGGAGCGCCAAAATATATCCTTCCTCCTGCCGTCACTAATCCACAGTGACAACCTCTTACAAATTTTTCGCTCGAACTCTGAGCCCTTTTGCTTCGATCCTCCCTTTCGCATCACTTATATTTCTTTCGGGTTACAAGAAAAGCATTTTCAATTTCTTGCCAAGATGAGGTAACTTTTGAGCTTAAAAATTCAGATAGCTTCTTAATGTCGTCATCAGGTGCGTTATTGAGATATCGCATCCACGGTTGCAGACTTAATCTTTTAGGGGGCATCTTTCCGAGAACAGTTTCTAACTCCTCAAGAACATCATTAAGTTTGCCAATGGTCTCGAGCCACTCTATTGATGCAAACATGTCGTCTATACCGTAACCAAAGATAATTGGAAACTTACACTCACGATAGGGGAGTCCAATCTTATTCTTCTCACACTTAATCTTTATTTCGACTCCGACCGGGCGTTGTATCTTCTTTCGGGTAATTCGTAACGTCTTTACCTGGGCAAGATACAACTTCTGACTCGCATAAAAATCGAGGGCGCGTCCGCCCGATCGTGTATATTTCTTTCCGAATACAACGCCTATGTTATCCCTAATCTGAGAGATGATAATAATTGTCATCTTGGAATCTTCGACGTGTCGAACAAGGCGCCTAAATAACTCTGACATTTTCTTCGCCTTTTGAGCGCCAAAAGACCCCTCGTCTATTCGTCTACTAATCTCTGCCCTGTCAGATAGGGCATCGAGAGAGTCAAGAATATAAAGTCCGTAGTCACCCGACTTCTTTAACTCTTTAATACAGTCTATCAGATGTTCAAAAAAGTCTTCGACAGTCAGACACGTATCAACAAAATTAACCTTATTAACGGGCAGTCCGAGTGCCTCGGCATAGTTTAGATCAAATGCCGCCTCTGCTTCTGCATACCATATTTGTCCGTCGGGATATTTATAGGCAAAATTTGCACAGGCCTCTATGCCCAACAAACTCTTCCCACTGGCCGAGTCACCGATGATGTTTACAATTCGACCGACCGGATACCCGCCACCAAGGACGCAGTCGAGGAGAACACAGCCCGTTGACATGACCTCAACAGTTTCGTCTCTCTTAGTAAAATAACTACCCCCAGTATTATTGTTAGAGTTATCGACTATGTTCTCCTCGAGCATTGCTTCTCTCATTAGCGCCCCCGACGATTAAGGTTGCGTAACTTCTTTTTAATTGTGTCCATATCTTCTTCTTCTTCTTCTTCTTCTTCTCCATCTTCTTCATCCCCCCAAGGTAAATCAGGCTCCTCCTCTATTTCTTCTTCGCTATCTTCTTCTTCTTCTTCTTCAATTGAATCAACATCTTCGCCTTCATCATCCTCTACGTCATCATCAGTATTTGCCCCATTAAACACTTGCTCAATATGGTCGTAGTCATAATAATTCAGGCATTCGGGAATGGGATTGTCGACGATAAATTGTAACCACTTCTCCAACATATCGTCGTCGTCAGTAATTGTGCTCTCATATCGTGATATCTTGAGTCCAATATACTTAGTAAGAAGTTGTGCCCCCTTCTTTGTGAACTCAATGTCAAATCCATCGTCGGGATCCTCAATATAAATGACATCTTGTGTGCGGGCATCTATCGACAATTGACCAAGGTCTCTGTCGACCGTCCACGGCATCGACCAAAGTTGAGGTCCCTCCTTCTCATTATCCCGATCGATGACATAGACGAGAACACGTCTTTTTGGAGTTAATTCTTTTGTTTCTTCGGAAGATGTATTTTTATTCTTTCGTTCTTCACATATTGGGCATGGTTTATTAAGCATTTTTTCAAGACACAGATAACTCTCCCGATCACCACCAACTCCATAGTGAACATAAACATCAAGACCAAAGTGATCTGAGTCATCCCACGTTGGCGGAAGAATTCGAACAACGTAATGATTTTCTTTTGGAAAAAATACTGGTATATTTTTCTTAAACATAGAGGCAAAATTATTGCTCGTCTGTACTGCACGCTGTTTTACCGACTCTTTTGACCGCTTATGATATTTGAAGTTCGATACTGCTGAACTCTTTGCTGCTGGCCGCTTTGTAGTCCTCTTTGTTGCACGTCTAACCATTGTTAATCTCCTCGTCGATATGTTTTAGAGACTCAACTTTATCATAAGTCTTGCCCCGCCTGGAACCTTTGATCTTTTCTCTCGTCAAGTCATAAAATTGCTCATCTCTTCTCGAACCTTTTTTTCTAACTGCATCGATGCTGTAATAATCAGAGATAAATAAACTGATGAGTTCCCTGAGCATATAGGAGCGTTGCCGAAATGACTCTTTAAGAACCTCATATTTATCACATTTTAGTTTTGCCTCTTGATAAATTTTATTTGCTTTTAATCTTATGGGGTCAGTTATTATCATCGCATCGAGTGTTTTTTCCGTAACTCTTCTTCCGTCGTCGTCAAACTCTTTCTTAATCTTAAGTCTAAGTTCTGCCTCGACAACTTGAAGATATTTTTTCTTCTCGTCTCGTATAGAGGCCGCCTCTACAAATTGTAATGATATTTTATTGAATAAGTCAGTCTGTCTTATCAATTCTGTATCAAGATCATTCTTATCAATTTTTAGAAGGCCCACATAATCTTCATAATTCATTTCGCCCTCCAAATTTTTCGCGACATCTAATTCAAACATTTAATCATTATCATCCCACTTGCACTTATATTTATTATTATCACTACACCTACAATTATCCTTACAATTACCCTCAGCGTTAAAAACTTCACAACAACTTATAATTCCAAATCCGTGGCATTCTTGACACGGCACTCGTCCGTCGTTAATCACACCTGATCCCTGACAAAACTCACACCTCATTTATTCTTCTTCGTCGAGTAGTAACTGAAAGATTGATAAGATGAGAGGATATATCTTACTCCTATCAACATAAACGTCTTCAAAATATGACAAGGTATTTAACATAGAAAAGGCTCTATCTTTTTTAGTGGTGTGTATTATTGCAGCAGTCAAATAAGACACAATGATATTTCTTATGCTTTCTGAATCATAATCTTTTAGGGGGAATAATAACTCCTGCGCTTTCTTCCAAGTCATATTTCTTGACTGACACAACCATCTACAGAGATCAATAACTTCTGTCGACCCGACCGGACTTTTGAGTATTAATGCTGCTTCTTTTCTATTCAAACAGTTAGAAACTTTAGCAAGATTAACTAACGCACTCCTTGGGCTTCCATTACTCTCGCGTACAATTAAGTCTAGTATTTTACCGCTTAAATTAAAATGTTCTTTTTTGCAAACTCGCTCGAGAAGGATAAAAAGTTCATCGCCGTAAAGGCGGTCAAGGTTGTAACAGATACAACGGGTCTTTATCGTCTCGGGGACCTTCTCGCCCTCGGTTGTACATAATGCCCAATAAACGCCTGTTGGTGGCTCCTCAATGCTCTTCAGTAATGCTTCCCATGCCGCGCCAGTTAATCTATGTGCCTCGTCGAGTATTACAACTCTATTTGGGGACTTTCCAAAGGTCTTATATTTAAGGCTTTCAATGAGTGACCTAACTCCATCAACTCCGTTATGTGTTGCGGCATCAATTTCAATAATATTGTTATCATCACACTCTAAATAATTTGCCATTATCCTTGCCAGGGTAGTCTTTCCAACTCCGCTTGGCCCCGTAAGCAAGAATGAGTGAGCATTTCCCGCATTCAATACATCTGACATCGACACAACGACACTGGTATGGCCTATAACATCACTAAATTTTTGTGGCCGATATTTTGTGTGTAAATCATTTGTCATTTTTGCCTCCTTTAGTCCTCAGAGCTATACGTCCCAATATCGCTCATTTCATACCAATTCTGCCCGCATTTCATTTCTACTGTTATTGGAACATTTATAAAGTCGTATGGTATATTAAGCATTACATTTAATATATCCGATACATCTTCATCTAGATTTTTCTTTGGTAAGTCATAAGTTAAGTCATCATGTATGTTTAATATTGGTTGGAGGTATGGTCTATCAGTTTTTACTGCCAAATCTGATATTCTATTCATAGAATCAATAACTAAATCACTCGCTAGTCCTTGAATTGGATCATTCACTTGTTGATTAATACTTAAAGGGGCATGTCTTCGTCTCCCCGTAAGACACTCTACATAACCGTGGGTCTTATAAAATTCAATTGTTTGAAGTTGCCACTGATATACCCCCGAAAAAACCCCCCAAAATTCCCGCATTAATTCTTCACAAATTTCAAGCGGTATATTAAGATATCGATGAATAGAGTAGGATTGCGCACCATAGAAGGCCGGAAAGACAAATTGATTTTTTACCTCTTGACGCAACGCTTTCATAATATTTTTATCTTTTATAAATCGTAACCCTCCAATCTTTGACGGATATTTATATGCAAGTTTTTCGGCCCACTCATAATGAATATCATAATTATTCCACAAGGCATCACAAAGAAATTTATCTTTTGAGACCATAGCCATAACACGAGCTTCAATTTGACCATAATCAAGACTGACCAATATCCCACCATCTCGAGAAACTATAATTTTTCTAACCCATCCATCTTTATGATGAGGAAAATTTTGAATATTTGGTCCGCTACTACTAAGTCTGCCAGTTGATACAAAAATTGTATTTAATGACGTATGTATTAATCCGTCAGCATAAATATATTTTCCAACTCCCAACTCAAATGAATCCACATAGGTAGACTTCATCTTAAGTCTATTTCTAAATTTTACTATCAATCTCGCTAATTCATCATCAAGTAATCCAAGAACCTTCTTGTCAACACTATTAGACGTCATCACAACATCTGATTTTAGATATTTTTTAAATATTCTAAGTACATCTTTATTTGATGACGGATTAAAGGGCCGCTCCATCTTTTCAAACTTCTTAACGACAGCGAGTTCATGAATATCAGACAATAATCCGTCTATCTCTGTTTTAAGTTTATCTTGATATTCTGATACAACAGCCTGATCAACAACAATGCCCCGTCTTTGAGTCATAACCATTGTTGGCAACCGTCTGACCTCCTCGTCATAAATTTCTTCAAGTTTCAATTTATGTAAAATCTCACGTTGTCTGAGAAACAATTTATGACAATATTTTGAGTCGAGAGCATTATATTTCAAAACTCTCTCAATAGGATCAAAATCAAGTTGTGCTACATCTATATCAGATTGAGACTTAAGATCGAAGCCAAAATACTGTCGACAGAGAAAGTCTAACTTTAATGCCCCTTTTCTTTCATCTATGCAGTAGGCTTGAGCCATTGTGTCGCCCCAATTACTGCCATAGATAATTTCTTCATCCAGAAGGGAGGTCCACTCGAGTTCAAACGATAGATTATGAGCTATCTTCGTAATTGTTTCGTTTAATAAAAAATTGATAATTAAAGTTTTTAATAACTTTTTCTGTTTTTTAGACCACAAGGCGCCTCGGTGATCGAGGGCTATTGCGATTACAGATTTTGTTGTTCCTATAGAAATACTTAATATTTTTGAGTCGGTTTTATATGGACGAAGGCCGTTTGTCTCAAAGTCAAATGCTACGACAGGTTGTTTTTCAAGATATTTAAAAAATTTCTTTATGGTGAAAATATCTTTGTCACCATTTTTCCCCCAATATATATCAACTCCGTCATATAATGATGTAAGATCTTCAACAATAGGATCAGAAATATCTTCAATACACTTAAATAAATTTTCTAAATCTCGTCTAAATACATCCCCCAGCATTGTATCTATTGGGTTTTGATTATTGCGCGTTTTTCTTAAAACATATTCAGGATTAAATATTTGACTATACCAACATGTATGATTACCAATTTTTATTGGCATCAAACGACCCCGCCAACCCGATGTATTTGTCGTCTTTATGTCCCAATTAAGAGGAATACGACCAATACCCACAATAATTTTTGGCCGCGTCTTCTCAATATCTCTTACAATTGACGGAAGACAACACTGTATTTCTTGTTCAGTCGGAAATTTTCCTACCCCAGGAAATGTTCTTATGCAGTTATTAAAACGAACTTTCTTCTTATATTTGACCGGTATCTGACTACGTAACAATTTACCAGCATTGCTGACAAAATGCCATCCACGAATGTCATCAACTTCGTCAGGAACACCACCAAGAAAATAAAAGAGGGGGTGTGACGATCCAAACGGGGCCATCTTTGGATTGTGGACGGGGGCAGTATTAAGAGGACAGGCGCGGCACTCAAGTCTGTGAAGAGTATCGACTGATATTTTAAGTCCGGACTTGTTTCCTATCTTTTTCTTTTGAAAAAAGAAGCTCATCAATTGACAGATTTAAATAGGGCAATGATAGATCCGAGAACTGCTCCAAATTCCCACGGTGTGATATTGCCCAGTCCGATTAGACTAAACACGTGTGTTATCTCACTCGAAAACAATAATCCCGCAATACTAAAGGCAATTGCCCCCAATATACCGTTCGCAATCGGAAGAAGGAGTTTGACTATAACTGTTACCAAAAAATTTGGCGTTTCGTTAGTCACTTTTTGTTGAATATTATTCATTTAAATTAACAGCGAAATAAGGTGAAGGAATCCGTCGTCAGCATTAGCAAGCATGATTGAGTTTTCTGTAAAACAGATTTGATCACACGCCGAGAAACCTCGTGATAAGAGGGTCGGAGAAAAAGTTACCTTGATGTCTTTTCGTCGCTCAATTGGAATTTCAAGATCTTTTGACTTATATAAACCATTATCGTCACCAGTTATTGTAAGTCGTTGTTTTATAACTTCGGCTATTGCTACATCAGGATTTATAACAACAGTATTTTCTATCGCAGTTTTTAAGTCAGCAACTATATCAACAAAAACATCACGGCTCTTACTGTTCAGTTCTCTTTTAATTATCGACTCAAAATCAATTGGTTTATCGACGTCAATAAGCCGGTTAAATAATATATAGTCATTACCAAAATCTGCGACGATAAACTCGTCCGTAAGATATATTTCTACATCTTTTGCTTCTAATTTATCAAAGATATGAATTAAGTTTTTACAAAAAGCCGTTGGAAGAAGAAGCTCAATATCAAATTTAAGATCGACCATATCCCTCGAGATATAACGACTTATCGTCTCGCCATCCGTCGCATAAAATTTATTAGGCGACTGAAACGTCACTCCCTGCATCTTTGTCTGCACTTCGTCAGAGCTGATTGACATCATACATTTTTTAATGCCGAGTATATGCTCTTCGGTAAATAAAAAAGATGTGGCATCAGTAATATCAGGTATCTCAAACAAGAATTCTGAATCATCAAGATAGGCAAGAGAAATAGAACTTCTTCCACATGATATGTCTACCCTATCCTTATCCTGATTTATTTTAAGTTTGCTGGTTTTAGGAACATCAAGCCACCTTAAAAGTTTATCAAAATGGATTGCCCCCACAATTGGAGCACGACACGGAACACTAATCGCAGTCTTGTCGTTATAAGTCGTAACCGTCTTTCCATCAAAACAAAAATGACTAAATATTGGAATATAGTCATTTGTATCTAGGGCGGGTTTAACGAGGTTGAGAGAGAACAAAAGATTGTCTATTTTCATTTATTTGGGTGTCCTAAAAACTAAGAGATACTCGTGACACGGCACGAGTTTCTTACCTTTCCAACTGGTCGCGGCCCTCACTGCCGCCGACCCCTTACTCTTTGAGAGAACAATGTCTTGCCAAAACAAAAATCCGTTATCTCGAAAGTTATGCACCGTATCCCCACGGAAGTCGATAAGTTCTGCCGTTTTTTTATCGCGAAAATTCCCCACTACCATACATATAAACGCCCCCGGTTTCATATGTCCGACGTGAGCATTAGCAACCTGCCACATCGCGGTATTAAATTCATTATAGGT